AAAAAACCAGCCTAGCTTTTCTTTGTTAGCTTCAGTTTGAATCTCTACGTATTCATCGTAGTCTTTGTATTCGTAAACTTTCACGTGTATTCTCTTGTGTCTCTACGTTCAATCACCGTAAAGCCTACATTTTCCTTGTTTCGAATCATTGCGTCAAACCCGTTGTCCACACCCCAGTTTACCAGAGTCCAGTACAGCTGATCATCTGGCAGCTGCGTATCGTGCGCTACAATGTATCGTTTTACGTATTTACCATGTAGTTCAAGTTCTGCTTGCATGTGGTGAGACTTATGTACAGAATCTATCATCAAGATATCTGTACTGTAGCCTAGTGAATCGATGCTGGTAGAACTACATTCTTTCATCCTCAGTACTCTGGCACTAGCCGCTGCCCAATTCTCAGCGATTGGTTTAAGAAACTTATTGTATTTTTCAAGGCTAATATCTACACCCTCAACGTATCGTAAAGTCGGCTGCATTAATGCGTTTGCTAAAGTGCCACCTTGATGTACACCCAGTTCCTTATACGACTTGCAGTCTTTTGCAAGGTCATTAATAATGTCGTGCATCTTACAATAGTGTTCACCGTGTGCAGCTTCTTGTTGTTCACGAATCGATGTATAAAACTCATCAATAGTTTTCACATGCCCTAGTTCAGAGTTAATCATTCTTTTGTCCTTCTAATACTTGCCTTACCCAATCTAATTCTTGTGCTATCCTGTTGTACCACATAGCATCTCGTGGGTCGTGACATTTGTTGGATTCATCAATCAATTGACCCATCCTTACCTTTATATAATCATTTGCTTCAGTGGGTTTATTACGCCTCATCTAACTTCCAAAACGCCCTTGACTTGTTGGTGATGTTGTATATCTTATCATCATCAAAGTAATCTGCACCACTCAGCTGGATGTGCACGAACTTTGTTTCATCATCTCTACTATCGTGTATCGGGTCTGCCAGACCAAGTGGACCACGGGTGTAGTGAATATAGTTATTCCAACCATTATGCATTTCTGTGTAACGACCACCGGCTACAATCATTGCATGGAAATAGTTTTGGTCAACCGTATAAAACCTGCCTAGGCTGTGTGGTCGCATAGCGTTTGTGTAATGTTGAAACGGCACCCACTTATCACGCATTAGTTGCATGCCTTCTTTGGTAAACACTACCATGCCTGCGTTATACACTTTTAGAAAACCATCTTTATCTCGTGGCATAGGCTGCTGATAGAGTTCCTTACAAACTCTTGCCCATTTTTCATCGTTGTCGCGGCAGATAGAACCACCAATCACTGTTGATGCCCTATACTTACCCTGAAATGGTTCGGTACATACACCGAATAAATCAATTTCTTCATCAAAGATGTTTTGTTCTAAACCATCAACTGGAAATATATCGAGATCAACTACACATACCTTGTCATATTCTAAGAATGAATCATCTAACATAGGGTTTAACCATTCCCAATACATGCCATTCGCATCCACGGTCTTTGATGCAATGTTTGGATCGATATCAAGTCGGTAATCTGCACCGATTCTATCAGCATATTCTTTCATTAACTTAGAGCTGTAATTACAACCCGACCGCATTTCACCAGCCCATACCTGATAGATCAAATTTTTCATTTCAGTGCCTTTACCTTTCCACCACGGTTTCTAAATATCGTCATAAATCTATTCATGTTTAATGACGCTTTTGTAACGGGTGTGTTAATTTCAACGTAATCCATTGCTCTAACTTTAGCGATTAGTTCTAAATCTAGGACATCTTTTAGTTCATTTCTTGCTTTCTTCATATTCTTTACTACATCTAAAGAGGCAAACTTAAAACCTTGATAGTAAAAATGAAAGAGTGGGTTGTTAACGATGTCATCTGCTGTTAAGTTATATGGCCCCTTTTTGTCTTCTGTTTTTAGATATAGATTATGAGAGCCTGCTGGCGGATCATTATAGTAAATTAGATCCACATCTGCACATTCTCTCAGACCATACATCGTCAACACGCTTGAACCAGTGATTACTTTATTGTCATCAGGCAGGTCACCCGCGCGTACCATATTATCCATAAGTTTTGTAAGTTTTTTATACGCAATATTTTTTCTGTTGTTAAGAAAATGTATGCTATTTGCATTGAATACTGTCTTAGATATTCTGATAGCGTCTTCATGAAAATCGCTGACGTGAACCGAATGATTACCTACATCGAATAATTCTCTAATCTCAGCTTTCATTTGTTTTACATCTTCAAGCTTGTTTGCGTCTACTAATATAAATGTTGCTTTTTGAAATCCTCTAAAACACTGGTCTCCTTTTCTTTTTATACCTTCTTCGTTTGCCCAACCCTCAACAAAGTATATCTCTTTCATTAAACCAAGTTGGCCTGTAGCATTGAATTCTTCAGTAGTAGCATAGAATATTCTCGACCATTTTTCGATTATATTCATAACTTTATCGATACGCGTGTGTGCAATAGGGAATAAACAAATGACATGCGAGTTGGGTTTAAGTTTTGCATACTCTATTGCGGTTGTACCAAACATGTGCCTTGGTAAACCTTTTCTCATAAAAAACGCATAATCAGCATTGATAGGATAAACTTCTTCTGGAGTGGTACGTCTAGTATTGATAGGTCTTTGGTGATATAACGCGGCTGCTAGTCTGTGAGCACCATTTACAATATGTCCTTCATTGTTTACTGGAACTGGCTCGTCAACCTCGTTACGAATGATTCGTCTAAATGCCCTGTCAAAATCATCGAATCCAGATTTCGGTGGATGCTTCTCGCTAAACCCATTCCATTTGTGTAGGTGTTCATAGTACATACTCGTATAATACTTACTTGATAAGTTACAAGCATACAAATATTTGATAACGACATCAAATCGTTTATGTGTCAACAATTCGTTAGGATCTCTAACTATCATCTCGTCTGTCATTTGATTGCTATGAGCCTCCACTTACTAGTGCTTTCTTCGAAGTACATATGCACGGTATGTGTTTCTTTTAGTTTCTCACCAAGCTGATCAAAGTATACTATGTTGTTTATCTCTTCGATCATTCGATTGTATACTATATAGATATAATCGTACTTCGGCAGAATCTTTTCTACCTTGACACGTACATCTAATCCACACTCGTTTAAAGAATGCGTAGCTAGAAATAAAGATTTCCTGTCTGGATCTTTATGTTGTTCTAAAGTTACATGAGTCTTATTTTTAATGTCATATTTTCTTAGATAGTATTCTGATATCTGCTTAAGTCTTGGTAAATCTACAAGTTGATAAAACTCTGTGTGTGGATAGAGTATGTTCCACACGCGTACAAAACCGCCGTAACCTGGACCAAAATCTGTTAACCATTTGACTTGACAAGGATCAAAATGTTTTTGCATCTCTCGTATGTACATTGCAGCCCTGAGGGTGGTTTGTGTGTACCACTTTTCCGTATCAGTTATGTCGCACTTTATAGTACTTACATAGTTACCGTAAAGTTCTCCTGGACGATCTTCGATCGTGTTCATTATTGGATCTTGTCTCATTTTAGCAAAGATCCTGGCACTTTCACCCGAATAAACTCTCTTAGCTCTTGATTGTTTCAAGAACGTAAGCTTCCCGTCTGAATCTAATGACTCAAATTCTTCAGCCACTTTGTCTTCTAGACTATTCCACACCATAAAACCAGTCACCTAGATCTTCTGGAACACCGATCCAATTCTTATTTTTCTTCTGTAGTTCTATCATACCACGATACATTGGTACCTTATCGATAGGACATTTTAAAGTTGGCCCTCCACCTGTATCAACCGTGTTTACTTTAAGATTCTTAAGATCTTTTGGATATGTAAACTTACCACTGATTCGAAACTCACATTCTTGATGCTTGTATATCAATGGTAGCCAATAGTGATGAAACGCTCTTTGGTTCCCCTCAAATGTACTAATTATGACCACGGTTTCTTTGCCTCCAGTACTGCTGAGTGTAATGCACGAATCTTACCTTTAGTGTCTATACCTTTAAAATCTGCTAACCTGCTTTCTTGGTACGCCGGTTGTGCAATACTCTTAAAACCAACATCTGCTAAAGTTTCTATAAGTTCTTGCTTTCCCCATACATAAAGATGTTCACCATTTTGCCACAGCAACGCTCTACCACACTGCTCTCGAATAGAACGATCACGGTATTCTGGTGGACAGAATCCGTGTTTGACTACGTAAAAATTATGGTAGGCTGCGCAAAAGAACTCTTCATCTGGTGTTAGTGCCCATTCACCAAGTAGCTTATCAACAAACTCACGTGGTGGCCAGATCGTACGTAACGTACCACCTGGTTTCAGTACTCGATACATTTCTTTAAGAAAAGCTATGCCTTCATCTTTGTGAAGATGTTCTATAAAGTGCTCGTTGTAAGCACCATCATACGTATTGTCTGCGATACCTCGCATAGGAAGATTACGCATGTCATATTTTTCGACACCCTTGTCAGGGTCTGCTACATCCCGAAAGGCATCCCAATTAAGCCCTCGCTTTGCACCAGCTGCAATCTCTAAATATCTTGCCATTCTTCATTCCTTCCCATAATTTAGGCATGTCAAACTTTGTTCTAGCAAGGAAATGGTTTATCTTACCATCGTGCTTGCCCTTCCACTGGTATGGCATCCTATCCCAATATGTATCAAACTCGTAAACCTTAAATTCTGGCTGACTCAGTTGCAGATTTACATACATCTGTTCTGTGTATCGAGTGTGTAAGACATAATCATCTATATCGGTAAAGAGTTCACGTGCTTTTAATCTACCCTGTTTTGTCCACATTTGTAGACCACCATTCAGGTATCTAAATCTTTCGTCTGGATAAAGCTTTGACTTTGGAAACATCCAATCTTTTCCAAACAAATGTTTGCCATAAGCGATTACACCACGTTGGTAGATTGGTACGTCCATAACACGTTTTAACCAACCTGCTGGATTGCCTGTATGCACACCAACTTCGTGTACCATTGCAACATCGCAGTCTTGGTCAAAACTTTCAAAGATATTTTTATTCGTGTTAACTAACATGTCGAGATCAAGTTTCAACACGTTGTCATATTCGTCAAATTGTTTGTCATAATGCATACGTAGAGAATCAAGGCGTGGATCGAGACGTTCAAAATAACGATCATGACACAGCATATATTCTGCGCCACAGTACTCGGCATACTTTTGAATATTTTCTGATCCAGCCATTGCCCAGTCTGGCATTTCAATACCGCCCATATCGGCATCAAAAGATTCATAGGGAATGTAGTATTGAAGTATTAAATTTTTCACTTATTTACCATTACTTGCTTTCTTACCATATGCCTGTGCGCCAAAAAATGCTGCTACCAAACCAGCGATTGCAACAAAATATGTCGGTGCGATATCACTAATTAGTTGTGCCGCCTTTTCGTAACCAAGCATTGAGGTTACTAGTATCGTTGCAGGATATATCAACATACCCCAAAGTGCAAACCAAGCCATCTTTCGAATCTGGTCTTCTTTTGCATCTTCGTTTTCTGCTCTCATCATTTCACGTTCTAGTTCGAACTCTTCATCGGTAACGACTCCATCACCGTCTTTATCAAATTTAGCATATTTGCTATCTGCCTCAAGTGTTTTTGGTGCCATAGTAGTACTCCTTAATGGTATGTGCTATTTGTTTCGCATCATCAAAGCCATTACGAAGTGAATTAGAACGATGTCCATTCTCAATAAACCAATCAATAGTATCTATATCAGAACCAGCAGGCATATTATACCCGCTGGTAATGTCTTCGAAATCTGTTCTTAGTCTAAGTATTTCGCCGATTTGCATTCATATGCCTCTTCTAGTTTTACAAACAGGTATTCTTCTAGATCATCTTCATTAGTCTGGAAGCGAATACCGATACCTCCAGCTTCTATCCAACGCTTGATGTTTTCTGGTTTATCATCAACCAATATATTTGGCTTGCGTGTAAGTGGATTCACTGCATATTTATGTTTATTGCTAGTGATAATAAGATTTTCTACCAGTGGTGGCATATAATGTTTATCTTCTAGCCAACGACGTTTCCAATAAGCTGAGTTCATCGTATCGCCACGTAGTGGAGATGTACAGATACCCCAGTCACCATCAGTAAGTTGATTTACGAACCGAATGATTTCACATGAGATACTAGCACCTGAACGACGTGGACCACGATCTTCTCTAAAGATTGGTAGTGTATGGAAGAAGTTAGTGTTAGCAAGTTCCTTAAACTTGATTTCACGATCTTGGATAGACTTCCAGTGGTCAACACCGTATTTGACTTCGATGCCACTAAAGAAATCGGCGATTACGCCATCCATATCAAGATAAACTGTCATTCACAAACTCCATACTAATATTCCAAACTGCTTCAACTTGATCGGGTAAGAAGAACCCGACTAAGATACCAAATATAAGACCCATAATCAATTGCATTATACACTCCAACCAAGGTTTTTTTCAACCCAATCATTACCAAGATCATCAACGAAAGCAATCACAACACCTTCACGGATAGAAGTGTCAAGGTAATTAATGTGCTTTGCTAATTCTTCAATCTTGCCAGCGTTATACAGGTCTTTAGCCTTGATAACGTCGTTACGATCTTGAGCATACATGTTAGCCATATCTTGGTCAACACCTTCAAACTCAATAACATCCTGCATCAGGTTAGATTCGAGAGCAACTACATTTTTCAAAAACTGGTACATTTGGAACTCCTCTTTTCCTTTTCCATTTTATAGATATATTATACTATAAAAAAGTACGAATGTAAACAAAAAAGTGCACAAAAATATTGTGTCTTTTCAATAACATCCTCATTTTTTTCAAATTAATTGCGATTCCAGTTAACTTTCCAATCAATATTGCATACGCCTAATATTCTTGGTTTAGTAAGATCTGGTTTCACACCATTCTCTACAATATGTTTTAGGTATGCTGGAAAGATAATCATATCATCTTCTTCCACATCCATTTCAATGTCTGGAAACCATGCACTATTCATCGGTTCAGAGCGATCTAGTGCGTCTCCAACGGCACGTGTATTGTAAAGAAATTGGCCAATGAGAAGAGGGTTTATAAATTTGGTGGGTTTGTGTTGGTCTGGATCATAACTAATGTAATGGCACGTACCGAACATTCCTTGCCAACCATCGTGCATAAAGAAATGGTCATGTTCTGCCATATACTTAGTATTAATGCAAAGGTTAATTATCTTCCAACGATAGTTGAACTTGCCTTTCCATTCATTCATAAAATTATTGATAGCGTTTTGGTACAGTCCACCTAAGTTAGATGACATAAGGTGACGTGTACCAGTCGGCCAATTATTGTAAGTATGGTAGAGGTCAGATTTATCATCCCATACATTTCTGTATGGTTGCTTTTCGTAACCTTCCATCGCCTTATCGATCAAGGCTTGTTTATCATATAAGTCCGGGTCGATCTTTACCTTGTAGATCGGCGTAGGAAACATGTTATAGATCAATGAAACATTTGCCTTCTGTTGTATTCATCTCTTACTTCAATCAATTTTTCAATCCAGGCATCACGTGTTTCTTTGTACATAACTGGATGGAAGTCATCCACGTCCATTACGATACGAGTCTGGTTGATAGGCATACCAGTACGTTCTTCCCACATTACTGCGTAGCCGGCGAGTTGCATGAAATAACCTGGAATGTTGGCTTTTTTCTTGGGGCGTCTACTGGTTTTCCAGTCGACGATTGTTGGGACGCCGTCCCATTCAACAACAGCATCACATGTTCCTGCGAGTTGTAAGTGATCAGAATATAGCGGCACTTCTTGGGCGTATACTTTTGTGACATGTTTATCTAACAATGGTTTGAGATTTTCAAGGGACTGTACTACATGCGGTAAGAAACCTTCACGACAATCTGGATCGTTTTGTAGATACTTTTCGATAAGACTATGTACTGCTGTGCCACGGGTTGCGGCACGTTGGCCTACCCTATTGGCTTCTTCTTCACCTACACGTTTACGCCACTTTGCAATGGATTCTTCGTTTAGGATCCCAAGTACAGTAGTAACGCTAGGATAAGCATTGCCATCCAAGGTAACATAACGCCGTCCGTCTGGACTATCTCTTCGATCCAGGTTTTCATAGCCAATATCAATTTTTTCATGGATAAACTCCATCATATAAGTCCTTTTTCAATTGTAGATATATTATATCACATTTTAGCTGAAATGTAAACAACTATTTTACCAACTTCTTTCTGGTTTTTCATCTTCATAAAATTCACTTACATCAAAATCCACATCTGAACCTACACCTACCACGCATGCCTCGTTATCTGTATGCACCTCAACCAGCATCCAGTACGTGTTACTTTGATTGTAGTAGTATATGAGCGGTAACGAATACATTTGATCTTCGATCCTAGCGTTACCTACCATAGTGAATAAGGGTTCCATTCCTTCATCTTTTGCGCGTTGAATAACTTCATGATAAGTAGCGCATTGCACGGGTTTTTGCACCCATTTCGGTTCACCATACGATTTGTTTGGTAATAGTAAAGATAGTAAGATAACAGCAATTCCAACTAGAAAAGCTGCTAATAATTCTTTATCGAACTTTTTCATCATTTGAGCCCCATCATTTCTTTGGTCATTATGTAGTCTCTAACGATACCAGACCGTACAATATCGTCCCAACCGAAGCGTACGATTGAAAAGTTATTCATTCGTTCAATAATATTCAAGAATTTAAGAAGACCATCCTTCTCTCCGTCTGCCTTAAAATCAGACTGAAGGTAGTCACCACAAAAAATTATTCTTGAATTTTCGCCGACTCTAGTCATAATTGAATCCAACTCATGAAAGTTTAGATTCTGCATCTCATCGACGATAATAATAGACCGGTCATAGGTCTTACCACGAACGAATGATGTAGTTTCAAACTGTACCTGATGACTATTTATAAGCTTGTTATAAGTCTCAGGTCGGTGGAACAATTCGTCACATATTGACGCGTATGGTGCTTCAAATGCTGCTGTTTTTTCTTCTAACTTTCCAGGTAAGAATCCAACCTCACGAACGGCAACTACTGATCTTACAACAATAATTTTATCGTATGAAGTCTCTCTTTGTAACATCTCATCAAGAGCCAGATACAAGGCAATAAACGTTTTGCCCGTACCAGCAGAACCCATCAGTACTAGGTTTTCACCATCGTCCCATAGTTCAAAAGTTTTTTCTTGATTCTTAGTGATTGGATCAAATTGGTATAGATCCTGAGACTTCACCCTCATACTATTGTTTTTTTGCATCAATAATTATCAATCGTGTTTCCTGGATATTTTTTCTTAATCGCTTTTAAATGACTACGAAAGTCCGTATCGGTACGGCTCATGGTACTACCATGAATTGTAATAAACGCGTTTGGTTTCATTACTCTTACGACATCAGGTAGTTGATCAAGCACATCTTGCAACTCCTCGTAGGACATATTGACATCCCACTCTTGTTGAGTCTTAGTGTCTTTGAGGGTGTAAAGCGGCATTGATTTCGTCCTCCAGTTCTATACAACGGATACCGAGCACGCTAATCGCGGTGCTGATGTGGCCAGTGTCTTGCGGCTGGATTTGAGCTTCTAATTTTCTAATTTCATCTTGTAAAATTTTATAACGATCAAGTGCTGTGTACATTATTAAACCACCACGGAGTTGGCCGCTTTGTCCATACCATCTTAAAGCGGTCTTGTTTTGTCATATAGAATCTCCTGTAAGACGCAACAGGATCTTCTGGGTCCATGCATTCAGGATTAGCTGTCATCGCTAACTTGAATGGCGTAAAGCTCACCATTGGTATGTTGTGAGGCAGAGCCCATAATGGTGAACGTAGTAAAGAGGATGCGTGTGTTTTTCCATACCTATATGTATATTCTTCACAAAGGGCATCAAAATGGCGCCAGTGCCACATGTAGTTCGCGGGTGATTCCATTGTCCACACGGTACAAGGATGTTTGTAATGTACGGCTTTGTAGAGTATCTGATCCATTTCTGGATCATCGAAAAGACGGTAGTGTTTCACCATACGTTTACCCGATTTTGATGGTGCAATTTGAACCGTACCGTCTAACATGCGATGAGCCGTTGATAGCATTTGTGCCGATTCAACAATCATCTTGACCACATGCTTATCGCATTGCATTTGAGCCGCGACAACTGGATCTTTATGTAAGACAAAAATATTCATAATAGAAAACCCTCTGCTTTATGATATGTATAATTATACCACAAAACAGAGGGGATGTAAACAATTAAATGTGTGCTAGCCTTTCCTCTAAAAACGTTTTCTTCTCAAGAAGTTTAGTAACTCGATCAAGATGACCTCTTTTAGTAAGTTTGCTAATATATGCTTCTAATAAAACGATGTCATTCTTGAGTCTTTCGAGTTGAATTGCTGGCATTTATTGTCTCCGGGTTGGGGACACTAGTCTTGCAACAATCCAGGAAATGCCTCCTCTATCATTGGTCGACTAAGTCCATGTGGTTTTTTCTTGTTTATCATATTAATGACGACTTTTGCGTCCTCAGGGTGAATACCCTCTATCAAACCGATGAACATACTTTCGCGTTTTACAGGCGTCAAGCGATTAGACTCGCGAAGGCCTTTCACGAAGTACATAAAATTCTTATGTTCGTTAAGTAAATTTGCCGGCACTGATTGTTCTAAAGCTGGTGTGTATGGTGGTTCACCACCTGGAAGGTTCCATTCGATTGTAGTGTCAAACGTACCACGTAAGATATCTTTCAAAGCCCAAGATTCATTTTCTTTTAAGAGTGAAATCTTTTTTTCTTTTGTTCTAGCACTTTTAATCTTTTCAAGTACTTCATATACGTTCAATCTCATAATATTATTTATCCTTTAATATGTTTAGAATGAATCTTACATCCAATAAATTCGTTATAATAATCTTCTCTCAAAAGAACATCAAACTCAAATTGTAATTTTGCTTCATAATAACTCATTTCACCTTTAGTTTTACACAGCCTCAATATTGTTCTTTTGTAGTTATCTTCCCCTCGCTGTTCAACGAGTAATTGAAGTTTTTGATTAGATCCATAATATTCTCGCCAGTCAGATTCGACTTTGGTTCGTACCCGTCTAGCTCTTTTGCTATTCTTTGGTAATGTCTTAGGCCGCCAAAAGTTCTTTTTACCGATATATTTTTTATCTGTATCCAGTTCTGTAATACAGTAGACGAATCCTTGATAGTCTTTGGGAGTTTCGGTAAATTCATGTCCATTATAAAACCACATAAAGATATATATTAGTCATCTTCGTCCCAGTCTGTATCTATTACAAACTCCTTCTTTGTGACCATAACATCTTCTTCTCCGCAAAGTGGGCAGAACGCTGGAATATCTGAACCGGTTGAGACAATCATTTCATCGTCACACCCGAAGCATTCAACCAAGTACTCGTTCATTGCCCGATCCTTTCCAAGATCTCTAGTTTTCTTTCGTCTGTAGCCCTAAGCCACTCTGTGATCTCTTCTTTCGAACGCTCACAGCCGATACAAAAACCATCAACCACGGTACAAACCTGGATGCAGGGTGACGGTACTTCAGAAGTCAATTTCACAAGCTCCGCCAACACAAGCAGCTGATGCAATAGTATCTACATCAGTATACTTTTTAGCAGTTAATCCATCCTTCCAATCAATAGGTTTCAAATTAGTTTGAATCTTATTCCATTTATGTAAGAGATAAGCATCCTTCAAACAATGTTCAGCAGCCTTGGCATCACCTTTTAGATAGTTGGCTGCAAAGTTATCAAAGCGACGATTCCAATCAGCACGTGCTGAGTTTTCTGAAGATTCAAGTGATATGTCAATACCGTAACCTTGGGCCGTTGAACAAGCATCCCATAAGTTATTGTACACCTTCAAGGCATCAACAACGAGACCTGAAGCAAAGATAGCAGCATCGCCATATTTCTTTGCCATAGTTTTTGAGTCAATCACCGCGGTATTTGGTGCTTGGTTGTAATCTTTATCACCACTCATTGACAAGAACGAGATACCAGCAAAAGCATTACGATTCTTAAATACGTAGTCTTCTACCTGATCCCAATCATCAACAATAATAGTATTAGAGACATTATGACGTATACCTTTATCAGCGCATAGTTCTTCATTTGTACCTGCCACTACCCAGTGTTTCTGAGCTAATTTAACTTTCTCTAAATGATTTACACCAAGTAGTTCTTCTTTCATCATTGAACCCTTGTGTGGAATAATTGGAAACGACACTACGACATCCGTACCTGATGCTGACCATACCGATTCTTCTGCCATGTATGGATTTGATTTAATGATCGCCTGAGTTACCTCAGACTCTTTGTTCATTTGGACATTTCTGATGTACATCGGCGAGTGTTCAGCATGGATACCAGACGCGGTCTGGAGAAGGACTGAAGCATTGCCGCTAGGCTTAACACAAGTAGTGCGAGCGGCAGGATTAATACCAATAATAGCTGCGACTTCTCGATTGACTTCTTTGACAATTTTAGCTCCCTTTTCGAGTACTTTTGGGTTGAATAAAACATCGGGTTGATTCATCCAACCAGTGATTGACACGCCAAGTAAAGCCTCACGATCAAAGATCTTTTTTGATGTTGGTGATAAGAATTTAAAGTCGGTATATCCAGCTTGCACTGTACCAAGAATAGCACCTGCACGGCATGCCTTATAAAAGTCTTCTTCTGTCTTACACATACCACCATTGATCTCAGTAAGATTGCATCCCTGCCAACCTGACTTACCATCAATCTGTGGATACATACCGATCTCAACACAAGGATTCGTCGTATGCTCTGGTGACTCAACAAAGACGAATCCTGGTTCACCAAACTGCTTTACTGATTGCATTAGTTTAGCGAACTCTTCTTTCTTAGCTTCACCACGAACGATGACGGCTGAGTTATTCGAACGACCACGTTGTGGATTATCAATAAACCAGTTACCAGTTTTTGCGTTCATCATGGCTTCATCATCCGGTGAGAACAGACAAATGGTTGCAGAACGACGTACACCACCAGATAATACAGCATCAGCCGCATGCATGGTAATATCGTAAACGTTGATTGGTTGTAGATCTACAGCACCTTTTTGATCCATTACGATTGACTGAAGCATGTGTTCAATCTTATCGAGTGAACGTCGTAGACCCTCAGGGCCTGGTGCTTTGAATCCACCAGAGATCTTGGCACCCTTTGGTCGAATCTGACTTAAATCAAAAAACACCCGACGACCCTCAAAGTCCGGATGCTTTCCACCACCAACAAAATACGAAGACATAAGAACATCAAGTGCTGATGACCAACCCTCGATAGAATCTTCTACGACGTAGCCCTTGGCTTGTTTATTTCTGTTTTGAATTTGTGGCAACTTTGCGATGTGATGTTTCTGTACTGAGAAACCAGCACCGGCACCACACAATAGGATATAAAATACTTCACCAAAAAACTCTGGTCTATCAGCATAAGATGACGTACAGTTATACATACGCATCTGGTGTTTTAATAATTGTTCACCACCAAACTGCAATGAACGCTGAGCAGCAAGTACGCGTTGTTCTTTATACGCTTGGCGTGCTTCTTCTAAAAATGGCGCAAGGGCGTTACCTTTATCCTTGTAGTTTTCAGCATGCATGTCAACTACACGATCAACTGCTTCATCCCAAGTTTCATATCTGTTGTCATTATCTTTGTAACGAGAGTATCCCTCGTAAAACTTGGTTTCTGACAAAAACCTTCTCGTGTCAACATGAGCTGTTGCCATCACTATCTCCTATTGCTGATTTTATTTTCTTGAACTATTATATATCATTCTACGGATTTTGTAAACCCATAAAATGCAGGCAAAAGTGTTTTTATGAAAAATATTTTTCTAGCATTTCAATACGATCGTCAGCTGCAGCCATTTTATCAAGCTCTTCTTGAATGGCTTCAACGATGTCGGAATGTTCTCCAATACCTACACTTTGTTCCATATATACCATGACGTTTGTTTTTGCCCTTTCAAGATCGCCTTCGGCATGCATGCGTGCAGCTTTAATTAACTGATGTTTCATACAACTCATTTTTCTTCCTCTAACAATTTACTTGCATTAAATTCATTAAGGCCACTTATTTTGCAGTTACGTTTACGATGGCCGTTCCAAGCCATAAACCCACCGATGCGCAAAGCCCAGTATGCAAGGTTATTTAACAAATGAAAACCATTCTGTTCGATGTTGATGTCTCTAAATATCTCATCGGCTCTTTTTTGAGTGAGAACACCCATAGTTTCTTTTCCATATTTCTGAAGCAGTGTTTCATATTTGTACGCATAATCGTGTACTAAACCACCCATCAACAAAACGCCTGTTGGTGATAACCATGTATGTAAAAACTTAGGTATTGACGCACCGTCAAATACAAATCCTGCTGGTATAAAATATTCAGTTTCTTTGTCACCTATTTTAAAATGCCAATCCTCTGCCACTTCCCAGTGCCTTACTCCGGTCAGCCACATCCATATCGCACCCCAGAAACCTTTGCCTGCTGTTTCTATTCTAAGTGGTTTTAAGACTGGCATCTCGTCATATTTAAAATGAATAATATCCTCTTCACAATCTACACCCATTCTATTTGCGATAAAGCCTATAATAATTAGAATGCCTACAACGGTGAACTGCCACCATGTAACCATCATGTCGATTATGAAGTCCATTATTCTTTCTCCTCTGTTACCGCTTTTTCGTAATACACTATGATTTTTGTTTGTTGGTTTATATATCTTCGAAGGTCTGCAATATTCAATGCTAGGTTCTCATAATCTTTCATACTCAAAGCAACAAAAGCTAAGTCACCATATATTGCGGTAAACTCTGCAGCAAATTCTTCAAAGTTATCTTCTGTAACGACAAAGACTCTTGTGTCACTGAGTTGGAGTGGTTTCGGCCGGGCTACTGTTGGTATCTGTACCTTCTCCACTTGAGTTACTACTTTGACTTCCGGCGGAGGGCGGAAGCTGGAGCAACCACTGAGGATCAGGATACTGGTTAGTATTGCCAGACTCTTCCATGAGACCACGCCACAGGTTTGCTGAAGCGCCATTCATTTTTCCTTCTAGTTGTTTTGAATCTTTTAGTGCTTCCACTACTAGATTTAATTTAGTTAATTTAGTTCTAAGTTCGTCGCCATAAGCTTCTGCCTTTTGCAAAGACAACGTTAACTCTTTATTGAGTTCACCGATCTTTGCCATGTCAGCTTTGAGTGTGTTTACACTCTCTTCAGCTACCTGAACTGCAACTTCTAATTTTGCGTTATTGTCTTGTAAGACCGCGATCGTGGCCTGTGTGGTGTCGTAATAGTATTTTGCGCCGTAACCGGCGACACCTATGATACCCATAACGAAAATCAGAATATAAATTCTGGTCATATAATGCCTTTTTCTTCTGCGTAATCTCTAAAACGTTTTACAAGTGCGTAGTGATCTTTTTTTCTTTTACGACGATCATGCACGTAAGTGACCATTCCTTTGCCTGTAGGTCCCATTGCTGTTACAGCTGGGTTTGGAATACTAGCGGTTGTAGTGATTTCACCAATGTCTAAAGTTTTTGGTGCACCCTTCTCTCCAGGCTTTCTCATTCGTTCACCAGAACCACGCTTGATTCTTTCTCTCTTTTTACGAATGTTATCCCACAGACTTTCTTTCTGAGTCATCTGCTTTTGTTTATCGTTTTCTTTCTGCCGAGCCTTAGCGTCATCTGCACGATTCTTTCTGATCATGGCCAAACGCTTGGCTCTTTCTTTTTCTTGCTCAGGACTTAAAACTCCAGTATCTTCTTTCTTATCACCCATCTTTGCAAATGCTGCTTTACGATTTGCATCGGTTTTGAAACCTTCCTTACGCATTTCTTTCGTTTTCTTTTTCATGGCGTTTATATACTTTCTATAAACTGCGGCCTCAGCCGTTTTACCCATAACTCTTGCTCTTTGCTCCATAGCGATAGCTGCTTGTATCTTATGAGCATGTGTTCTATTCGAACGTTTAATCTTTGCTACACTCGCCTTTGCAGTTTCAACATCCTTAAAACCTAGGCCGTGGATTGTACCTTTTGGGTTTTCGTCTGTATACAAATCAGAATGGCTAGGACTATTTCGCCTCTGGCCTTTCTTTCTTGGAATACGGGGAGTCTCGTGCATCATTTGTAGAGTTCGCCTGTAGTTATATACACTGGTTGATTTGTCTTAAGATGTGTCGCTTCGTAAACTTTTATTCCAAAAACTTCACCAACTGGATTACTATCGAAAACTTTTACCTGGTCTTTTGGTAACACTATTTCATCTAGAGTCCTATTACAGACTTTAGGGTTCTTCATTCTATATACGCCTGGTGCGATCGTACCATCTTCAAGGATAAACCATTCACTATTTTCGCTCAAAAAGTCAGTAGGGTCGAATCCGAATTCGGACACGATCCTCTCAAGCTGATCGTCGGATAGTCTGTATTTTTCTTTAATGAGAAACAAACCTGCGGCAAATGACCCAAGGCCGCTTCCAAGACCGGGTACTTTCCCAAGCAGCCGCTTAAGGTTAGCACAAAGACGAATAAAAGGAGTATAGGAAGCTTTCCTAGCAGGAGTGTCCAGCGGTTGACTTTTAATTCTTTTACCATTATCATCAATTACACCTTCTTTCCATGCATCCCACTTTTTCCAATCAAGCACCAGCATCCGGATAAACCGGAAGGTGTAAACCATATCTGCGCCACGTTTGATAATACTCATATTTCTCTTAACCTGTTTACAACTATCGGGTCCATTGGAAAGCCAGTAACTTGGTCATCCGTGATATACTTTAGATATATCAAGAATGGCTTCACTACTGGCCAATGTTTATGATCAAGTTTCAATTTCAATATATTGATCGAAGGTTCATTACCGAAAGAATTAAAAATAACAATCAAATGATTTAAGATTAATCTTTCGGCCAGTTCACCATGTTCAATATACCTATTAGCCAGTCTCTTAACGTACTTAAACCTTTTTAGGTCTTCGTGAAACTCTTCAATATCTGAGAACTTAGGTTTGTAATACGCTTTCGCTGCATACAGCATTAGGTTCTCTTCAGTTAATTCATTGAATATCATCATAAAGGTATATATTCAATTAGCCAAATAGAGAAATTTTCTTTGTCTTCTTTTTCTTTTTTGGCTTTGGTGTTAGGTCTTCTTGAACCTCAGCTTCGATATCGTCTGCGTACACATGCACTTCTTCTTCAACGACTGGAGCTGGTTCAGCAATCATTTGTACGCCGTTATATTCATCCAGCTGTTCCTGTGTAATACGTTGTGATTTTAAAAGTTCACCTGTACGAGGGTGTACCCACCCACGGGTTGTTGGGATAGCACCCTTTGGTCCTGGTTTAAGAGCCATTTTCATCTTCCTTTTCATACATTGATTCATATGCAGCTTTGATTGAATCAACCTGTTCTTTAGTTGTCTTGTGAGCAGGATGATCTGGTGTAGCTGATTTCATGATAGCTTTGTCACCTTGTTTGTTATCATTGTTGCGCATAGGTGACGGCTTTGTTGAATCCTCAGCCTTCTTTGATTCAGGATCTTCCTTCTCACCTTTGCCGTGTTTTTTCATAGGACTAGCGTCCATCATTTTCTTATCAGAACGCGCATCATCTTTCGGCATGTTTTCACGATTCTGATCTTTCATACGCTTAGCACCAGCCGCATCTTCCCAGATCGACATTAGCTTACCGCGAATATCGGTATCTTCTTTCTTCATGGTCTTACCAATTGCCTTTCTTCTTTTATGTAGATATTCGTCTGAACTATCGACGTCGCCATCGTTGTCAATATCTTTGTCTTTACGATCCTTAAACTTTTTAGCAGCTGCTTTAGGATCTACTGGATCCATTTCTTTTTCTTCTTTTTTAGCATCGTCTTGAATATCTTTTTTCAAGCTTGCTGCTTGACCTTTATGAATGTTAACAGCTTTTTTCAAACCCTTAATAACTTTTTTAACTGTTTCTTTATCATCGTCATCGAGACCTTCAAACATGTCGTTTGCATGATTCTTAAGTTCTGCTGTTTTAGCGGCTTGTTGAGCCTTTTCAAATTCGGCCATATCGTTCAGTGCGGCCCGGACACCTTCAATCATTTTTCTATCCATCTGCTTTACTCCTACATCCAGATGTTATTTACAATGGCTGCTATTGCTACAGCCATTACCACCCAGAACAGTTTATTGATTGTCTGGACCGTTCTAGTATTATCTGAGGCTATTGCCCCGATCTCATCTATCTTTACAGATAATTTATTTAATCTTTCGGTGTGGTGCGATTGAGATTCTGCCAAAGCTGCTATCTTTTCCTCAGCACGAGCTAAGTCAACCATAGCATCCGCTAGTCGATCGATCTTTTCTTCGATTCTATCGAGTCTTTGGTCAGTACTCATTTTAGTTATCAACCTTTGCACCGGCTCTCCATTGGTAACATGACCAGTATCTTGCCTTAGTTTTGGGACCGGGATTATCACAGTTGTGTCTTGCTCTAAAGCTTTTACGCCGAGCAGGATCATCTCTTTTAATACTCATGTTTGGATCACCAAACCGTACGACAACTACCTTGCCTTTTTCATTCTTTACATACACCTTAAATTTTTTATTCGGATCTTCAGACGTGCGAATAGGATCGTTCAAGGTAACTTTTCTACCTTGATACTCTGCTTCTTCCAACTCTAAATCGTCATACATGCCTTCGCATATATTATCGATTTCTTCTTCCCGAAACTTTTTAAACTTATCCAAACTCAAAAGCTGCTATCCTTCTCATTTGTCTGTTGAACTCGGCCTGGTTCGGCTTTGTCTTGTAAAGTTTTTTAGTAAGTGAACTATTCTTCTTACCTTTGATCCGGTACTTGTAACCTTTTGCTTTATGCTCAGGGTCTGTAACTTTCACCAAGCGTCGCTTATACTGTGCCTCGTAAGACTCAGGACCTTTCGGCGCATCGGTACTAGCTTTCTTACCTTCTGCAAATTCTTTGAACCTTTTCATCGTTTCTCACCTATGTAGTGGTAACTGTTATCGCAATCGCAATTATAACAAACGTCATTCACGCACTCTTGACATTCTTCTCCACAATGACAATTATGACCGCACTTATGACATCTATCCATTATCGTATCCCCAGATGTTTCTTAACTGCTTTTTGAGTTTTAGGATCTAACCTTCTAAACACAGGACTATTTTTTCTAACCAAGTTTGGGTTGGCCTTAAACATTCTTAAAGTATCATCATCAACTTCGATACCTTTCATTAATTTCTTTTCATCCAGTCCAATCGAAAATACAGTTTTGTCTCCTTTGCCTGGACGTATGTCAAACTCTCTGCCGACCATCATGTCACCTTTTTTGGGTGATAAAGGTTTATGAAGTTTAACAACCTTTGCTTTGTTTCTACCAACTATGCCTCTACCTTTACTTGGCGAATCCATTGTGTGGCCACGCTTTGCCATATCCTTTGCATCTCTAAAGTCAGAGGCAAATCCAATAACTTTACCGACGCGATCAATCGCAACAAATTTATAATTTACTGCTTCATCAACCGGATTATCCTTGTCAGTCTTTTGACCAGGCGTTACTTTTTTCATATGCTTTACTGAATCGTCAGTACCATAGTCGTATTGTTCTTTAACTTTTTTCTTAGCCTTTTGGAATACTTGAGTATCGCCTGTGACTAAATCAATAAGGTCACCGAATGCGTCAAAGATAATCTTACGATGCTGTGGCTTTACTTCTTTACCAGCGTCCATTGACTTCATGGCCATCATTAGTTTGTTGACGTCTGATTTACCAACCAGACCAAGTGTGGCCAATTGTTTTACCTTACGCATCTTAGGATCTACGGCTTCCATTACGCCTTCACCCATAGAACGAATCTTTTTACGAGTCTTAAACTTTTTAGTATCGCCACGATCTAGCATACCACGCATACCTGCTGCTGGATCATCCTTGCCATGTGCACCCTGAGCTCTACCTGGTGGTAACTTTTTTACCCTGCCACCACGTTTCTTAAATGCTGCCATAGCCCTATCCATATCTGCTTTTTGTTTTGCAGTCATTGCTTCCTGACGAACATCTTCATCCTTCAATGGTCCACGTTTAGCAGTTAGATAAGCCGCTACAGCCATGTCTCTACGTTCATCTTTATTTTTACCCTTGAACTGTGGAGCATCAGACTTCTGGAAGTCTTTGATCCAAGCCCCTATTCCATCTGATACTTTCAATGGCATTACTTTGATCCCCTTACTTTAGCCGCAAGGTCTTTATCTGCCTTGCCCCATGTTCCTGACGATTTCGTTACGAATGAGTTAACCCTTGCTAAACCCCATTGCTGTGGAGTTGTACCTGGCCTGTGGCCCGTACGCCATGCGGCCATCCCACGATTAAAAACTTTTCGAAGAATACCTAATGGCATACCTGATTTTTCAGCTTTCTTTTTTAAAGCTGCATCAGCTTTTTCATCTAAAAACTCTTTGAATTTCATTAGTCGTCTCCGAACATTTGTTTGAATTTCTTTGTATGCCTACTTGGTTTCGTCTTAGCAGTAGCATCGCCTGGAGCTTTCTTGTAAGCTGCTGGATTATCATCATCCATTTTTGCTTGGCGCTTGAACTGCTGATCCCGAGCTACTTTTTGTTTCTTTGATAGCCCAGCATGATATACCTTTGGCTGTGTACCAGGTCTTCCACCAATATCTGGATCCTGTTTAGCCATCTTAACTCGTTCTTTTTTCTTTTCCAACATCTCAACAGCATCTAACCATTTACGCATTTGTTGGCCTCCCGATTCAACAATTAAGTAATTAGAACCACGACGAATAACTTTTGCAACCATGTCTGTTTCTTTAATTACAACTTCATCACCGGGTTGGAACATCCCATCAACAAAATCTTCACGCACATTTGACACTGATTTAAGTTGTACGTGATTCTTAAATTGCTTTTGTTCTTTCAGGCCCATGCCTTTACGAACTGTATTGTATAAACTCTTTGCATCATTGTTGGAAATAGCTCTCGGTAAACCTTGAGCAAACTTTGGAAAGTCATCATCCTTCGCTGCTGCTCTCATCTTTGATGCTGACATTCCTTCTGCACCATCAGCATCTGGATCTCTTTCACCCGCTGACATCACATCAATTGACATGAAGTTATAGAAGCCGTGTGCACCTTTTTTACCATTGTACTTACTTAATCGTGCATCAAACTCGTTTACACGATCAGAACCAACAACCATTACAACTTTTTTAAATCCTTCATCGTGTAACTTGGCCATCGCATGAAAAGGTGTTTTAATCTTATTGTCCATCAAGATTTGCCGGGCATGCTTTGGAAACATCTTACGTGCAAACTTAACTTTATCTTTATACTTGAGTGGATTCTTATTATTATCAGAAGACTGTGAAAGGTAAACCCGATATGGATTTGATTTTGATGCAGATGATAACTTATTTAAAAGTTTCTCATGACCAATGGTAGGTGGGTTCATTCTACCAAAAGTAAAATAAACAACCTTTTCTTCTTCAATTAGGTAACTTTTAAAACTAGGGATCATCTCTTTCTCAATATCTCAGCTCTACGAACTTTAGGCATTGTTCTTTTTGTCAGTACAGCCACACGTTGTTGCCAACCGGTCTGTGCTAAGCGCTTCTCAATATTCTTCTTTTGCGCTACTGATAAACTTGCCTTGTCCTTACCCTTCGTTAAAATTTTAGCAGCAAGACCACGTGATTGACGACGTGCACGTTTTGCAAGCACGTCCTTAGTGGCCATACGTTTCTTAGCTCTTTCACGAGCTCTTTTTAACTGGGATTTGCGGCGCTTCATTGTGCGGGCCAGTTTGCGCCTGCCTGAGATAGAGAGTTCTTCTTCGGCGGGTTTCTTTTCTTCGTAACCCATCCGCTTTTGTTTTTGCTTACGATACTTTAGCTGATCATCGTAACCAGCATACGCATCAGGCGTAGCTAATAAGTCTTTGAACGAAAACATTCGTTAACTTCTCCCTGGTGTATCCCATCCCTTTAATATATCGGGTGAAAAGTTGGCGTATGAAAACTCCATACGATCAACGATTTTCACTGCATCACCACCAAGTTTATCGATCGCAACATACCCTTCTTGTCCTGTTACTCGATAACCTTTGTTAGTTTTTAGAAATGTATCAACATTTCCTAATTTGTTTAATGTATTTATAAGTTTTAGTTTCGCTAAAACAATATTTCTTTGTAATTCAAATACCATTTCTAAGTTAGTCTTATTTTCTTTTGAGAAAAAAGAAAGAATCTCATCCATAGCTTTTTGCTGGGTTGCCTTACCTTGTGGGCTTGTACGTTTATCTATTTCTTTCTTAAACCGCTGCTGAATAAACTTGATCAATGCTTGTACTCTTTTCTTTGGATCAGGTGGTATCTGACCAGCCCGTATGTAAGAGTTTGCATGTGTCTCAATCAGTTGAGTTAACTTTGAATTCTTTTCTAGTTGTCGTAGTGTTGAACCAGCAATCTTATTGAATGTACGGCCGGCAGAAGAAAGTAATGCATTAACTTCTTGAGTATCTTTCTTTGACATAGTCATGTTCGTAAGATTACGAAGGTTGGCATCCTGAAAGAATACATTCTTAGATTTCTTTAACTTACTAGCATCAAAGTTAAATGACGCTTTCATTCTTTCGAATGATGGTCCACTGTAGCTCGTATGCCATACGATTCCAATTTTTGCTGCCTTGACTTGCTTGGCCATTTCCGTGCCAGACGGTATTGCATAAATAATTGTATTGGGGTGGAACGTAAGATAGCTTTTTCCTTTAATGCGAGACGTTTTAAGATCTCCCGGACCGAACAGAAAATCACCTTGAACTACTCCTTTGATTCCTAACTCAGGTAAATATTTAAGAGCTTGCTTAAGCTTATCATTGAGATCGCCACTAGTATCATCATCAATATCAGCATTACTCTTGTATACTTTGGGAGATTTGTTAAAGATCCCTTTTTTCGCCACGAAGAATCGACCATCGCCAGGATCAATCCCAGCAAAGACAGCAGGAGCGCCATCCCATTTAACAGATACGTTTCCATCTTTCACACCTCCTAACATGTCTCGTAGTGAACGAAGAGCCATGATAGCTTGACGTGCACCATTGACTCCACCATAGACAACCTTATCCTCAATGTGAGTCATGTGTGTGTTTTTATTTTCAGTTATATATGTACCAAACGTGTTCACTGGAAAACCTTTACATAAATGGATGATATATCAAGTTTCGATCCAGCATAATTTACTAAATCAGTGATGACTAGGTCTGCCTTACCACTCGCTTTATTTGTCATCAAAGCATCTAGTATGTATGTAGCTCCAATCTTACTATGAATTCTATCGACAGGTAAAGTAAGGCCCTCCATAAATTCATTTCTAGTTACAGTTGGATGAATCCTCTTAACCATATTATAGAACACATTTGCAAAGCGAGATTTTTCTCCCTTTGCTTTTAAATCTTTTGCGATAGCTTGTAATTTAGCGTTAGTTGGAACATTCTTATTCAATCTTTTTCTCAACGAATCGTTAATCTGCGCGTAACCAGCTCTACCACCACGTGCAGTCTTTAAGGTAATCTCAAAATTAATCGATTGCATCGCGGCAGATGTTCTAACGTCAGCCTTACCATCGTCAAATTCTATCTTAGCGTCTTTACTTCTCCAAAACTCAGCTGCTTTCTTAGCAAAGGTAGCCATTAATCTACCACCAACAAACTTATGAACATCTGCGCTTGGCACTTCGTTTAAAACTTTTGCTTTAACTTTGTCACCGTCTACAATTTTTTTCAAAGAGATACCAATCAGTTTCTTTTCTTTGAAAAGTTTAACGAGTGCTTCGTTTAACTCTTGAACAGATGTTGTTGGTAAACTACTTACTACTGACTTATTAGTAACAGCCCATATATCTCCAGGATTCCACTTATCGTCGCTTAGTCTTGCGAACGATACATTCTTAGAGTTTTTAATTGCTTCATCTTTCTTCTTATAGATTTCTTTCATGACACTATCGCCACGATGGAAAGTCATCTTGTTATTGATAAACCCTTTACGAATTAATTCACGAGCGGTCCAATAAGACGACCAGTGCCATGTTGGATCAAGAGACATCATCTCATCGATTGCTGAACCGCCTATGGAAGTTTTACTCATAGCTTTTTTCAAATCTGAAGGTTGAATCTCTTCAAACTTAGCTCGTGTGTTGTTTACCATAAACTCACAATAAACGCATTGTAGACTTTCAGCATTAGCAGTTTGCTTTGTACCACCACCTGATCCAGCTGAAGCTCCTCCAAAGACAGGAGACTTACCAATCTTACTAGTAACGATTGTACCAAGATCTGTTTCTAATTTTTGTGGTTTCTTTTCTTTTTCTAATCGAAGAATAGCTTCCATGTTGTCTGGCGTATTAAGTATCTTTATCTCAACGCCATCAGTTCTTGGTAATTTTTCGCCTGATTTTACTATTCGTTTAAGAATATCAATACGTGGTTCACCAGTCTGCGAATTGACTTTGTCCCACTGACCCGGAGGCATAGCGACAAAAGACATATCTCTCTCCAGTAAAAATGTTCTGAACCTAAGCATAAAGCTATTTATACCAGAACGATTATCTACGAGACTTTTGGTATTCTTCTTGTTGTTTACGACGTTGTTCCTCGTGCCATCTTTTTACTCCTTGTTGGCGACGACGGGCAACCTCTTGCGGATGATGATTCTTGGCGATATGATCAAACCCGTTTTCACGAGCCCATTCACCAAGAATATCTAATTTATGTGCTTTACGTTTCACCATTATTTTTGAAACCTCACTGTATATTCTTTACCCTCATGCGTAAACGTTACGGTTGAATGAGAGTAGATCGTTTGACGCTCTTCATTGTAGCGTGTTTCTACCTTACACACTGTCTTAGAACCACCAGTGGCATTACTGTTTGCATGACCAAGCATGGCACCAATTACTGCACCGGCTGCACCACCGTGTTCTTCACCTTTGATATTGTTACCTAACAAACCACCAATGATTGCACCCTTGATGGCATCACCAGTCTTATCACCTGATGTGCTTACATCTGAACATACCTCAACTGAGTATGGCTTCTTGTAAATCACTTCTTTAAAATGATCCATTGTTGACGCTGCGTTTGCATATCCACAGCCTGACATAACTAAGATTGGTACTAAAAGTAGTTTATTCATTGAGTCCTCCAACTGACTTTTGACGATTTAACTTCACGAGTTACTATTGTATTTCTATTCTTATCGACACATGTTTCTGTTTCATATGTATCCACAATGAAATGATTCTGTGGAAGCACGGGCACAGCGCAGTTACAAGGGCGTAGTGCTTCTTGTTGAGTTATCCAAACGATGGCCCATGCCAAGAATCCACAGATAACAAGTGTCTTTCCCATTACAGATTATCCAAAGCTGTACGTGCTTTTTCTTGAGCTGCTTGAACATCATCAACAGAAACTGTTGGCTGAGTATTCTTACGACCACCTGGATCTACACTCATAAGAACATACGTACGGAAAGAGATACCTTCCATTGTTACAGCTTTATCTATGACAGAATATTCTGAAACATCAACATTCTTGAATCCAGACTTCGAAACTTTTTGAGTTTCTTCGACTGCCATTCCAGTACCAATGGCTGAGTTATCTGCCATGTAAGTCTTGAACTCACCAGACACACTGTTGTTAATCTTATCACCAAGAGTAACTTTTGCTTGATGCATTGCCTTGTCCATTGAGAACTGAAGATCAGACGACAGGCCAGTACCTGCACCAAAGATTTTATCTTCTTGATCCTCTGGCAAATCAACATACCAGGCAGGAATTGATTCAGCCCGTTCTGCTTGAACAATATCGATCATTTCTTTTGTGATTTCAACTTTAGCAGCTTTTGAGTTCAACCCACAAGCACCTAAGGCAAAGACTGATGTAAGCACCAGCCCTGTTGTTACTAAGTTTTTCATTATGCAACCTCCGCAAATTCAATTGCTGTTTTCAAAGCATTCGTCTTACGTAACTGGTTTCCACCGAACCAAGACGAATATAAACGATTATCTTCATTACGACCCTGTACGTGATCAGTAATGTATGTGATGGAATTAAATGCCTGCCACCAGGAACCCTCAGCGTATTCAGCACCAGGTTGTGATTCCAGAACATCGTATGCTGCTTTAGCATTACGTGAAAGTGTTTCAACACTTAAACCTTTTCCTTGAGTACGCTTATCAGCGGTACGTGGGAAAACAGTATTGAGATACTCAATGTAAGAGTCTTGTGTGAAACGCTTGTTACCAAGAAACTGTGCAGCTTCTTTGTAGTTAGCCAGCTTTTCGGTAGCGACACCAAGAGCCTTTTTGACTTCAATAGCATCGAACTCAACACGGTGACCAACCTTTACAGATTGTTCAGACTTCATACCGAGTGATAGTGAAAGAGTATTGTTACACACAACACGAATAGGAGTAAAACGAACATCAATCGCTTTACCATACTGATGTGGATTTGAGAAGAGAAGATATGAATCAACCTTATCGCCACCAAAGAGTTCGAATGAATCTTTGACTTTTGCAAGAGCCCAGACCATCTGGCCTTCTCTTAACGAACCAGCAGTATTCATCTCCATATCACCAGACATTACAAAATCTGAGAAGAACTCAAATGCAGTTTCATTCTGGACAGGATTCCAGTTTTCACCAACAGTAGTCAAGATACGACCATCTGTTTCGCGAACCAGAGCTTTTTGGCCTGTAGCCACTTTCTTATTATTGTACTCGATGAAGGTTTCAACTTCTTGAACTTTCCAGTTCAATCCAGCTTTTTCCATCATTTGTACTGGTGTGAGGTCATTACTAACCGGTACACCTAAACCATGCCACGGTACTTGGCCGGCATACGCCATTGTTTCAACTTGATGAGCCATGATATAACATCCTTATGTTTTCATTTTATAAGAATATTATACACCATTTCTTTTCAAATGTAAACCCCTAAAATGCATTTAATTTAAAAAAAGTGCATTTATTTTAAGTTTACTATAGCCTCATAATTAGATTCTCTTTGCATAACACCTGATGACGAATATGATTCTTCATCCTCATGCAACTTACCAAGTGTAAAGCCAGCTGCCTCATAGGTCTTTGCAGCTTTTTTCTTTGGAAAGCTCCATACAGTCTCGAATCCTTGTTCTTTTGCCCAAGCAACCGTACATTTAAGAAGCATCGTGCCTAGTCCTTTACCACCATAGACTGGTTCTACATACAAGCCACGAGACCTGAAAGATGTTTCTGAAGTTTGAAACCCACCATTCACACCTATGATAATTCTTTTTTCACCTATGTGTGTTACAGCCGCCCAAAAGACTCCGTCATACCATTTTATTCCTTCAGCAGCTTTATCATAGAGTGTCATGTCAATTGTACCATCGCAGTCAACCATGCTGTTCGTAGGTTTAATATCGTCTCTACCCGGCCATAGCCTTTGCCACATCGGTAAGACTTCTTCAAATCTTACGTTTTCAATATTAACATCCATCGTTAACTGCATCTTTATCTCCTTCTAACCACCAGTGTCCATCTGATGTTCTATGCTTAAAAATTAAATTACCACCGGTAGCTACGTGTGTAATTTTATCTGGTCTCCAGTGATCGTTATTATCTTCTCTTACCATATAAAATCCATTAACAGAACCGCGAATAGTAACTAAGCAATTTGACGGCACCTTAACTTTTACTTCAATCACCTCAGGTATTGTATCTTTATTCAAATCAAATGAATATTCACCAATCTTATTTACGAAAGATTCTAATATATGTTTTCTATTTACTTGACTATTGTACGGCCAAAAAGAAAAGTATTCTTCAGATGACATAAGTTCGTGCCAACACTTTTCGTATGAGCTTAAATAATCGATTCCAGTATTATAATCAATAGGCTTGGCTTCACCAAATTGTGTGTAGTCAACATCATCACACGCCATGATTTCTACTGCTACTTGAGAGGGATGTATATCACCAACTCTTTTCCAGTTTTGTTTGTACACATCGTAAAGTCCCTCACCCCATACTGATCTCATAAGTATTTCATGGAGAATAATATCATAACTATAAGCTGGGTCTTTTCTATCCCATCTTTTATTATGGAACTCTACTTTATCAGCATAGCCCATTTTTTCAATTATAGCTTTACCGAAGTCAAAGGTTGCGGGATCTTGTTCAAAGGCATGAACTTTCTTAGCACCATGTTTTACTGCCATCATGGTAAGTATACCAGAACCAAAACCAATATCGCAACAAACTTTATCTGCCACTAAAGACTGGATCATTTGATCATAAAATTTATTTCGATCAACGTCGTTGATCATTTTATCACAAAGTCCCTGCATATACGGATTTTCACGACATACAGTTTGAGAAGTATAATCAAAAATCATTCATTATCTCTTGTACTTTTCTTTCGAGGTCTTCGTTTTGATTTTCCATAATAACAATTTGATCTCGTAATTGTTCTACCTTATCACTACGTTGCTTCATCACGTCTTTGATTTCTTCTAAAACAACTGCTAATCTTTCTTTCAATTCGTCAGCAGACATTCTTACTCCATACTACTGATACCTAGCCATGCGCTAAATCCAAATACTTCCATAATCATAAAAGTAAAGAACATAATAACCATTGCCCACATAATAAGTTTACCGTTAAAGTTAGATGCTGCTAATTTAATGGCAAGGATTTCATTACCAAAAAATCGTAGCATTAGCTCAAATTCGTTTTCATCGTTTTTAATTTCTACGACTTTTTTATCTTCAGCCATTACTCGTGCTCTCCACCTGGATCATTGCTATCTAACTTCACTTTTTTACCATTGACCCACATGTACTGTCTTGTACGTGAAAAGCTATGGTAGCCGTCTTTTCTTAAAAAGAAAGATGGATTACTTTTTGCTGCTTCAAATGTCGCAACGGTTAATACTATGGCTGCTAAGAATAACGCGTGAGCTATCATAGTAACGCCCATTACAAAGTAGCTACCAATGTACATTGAAAATACTATGCACCACATCCATGCAAGTATCTGTAACGTGACATGCCTGACCTGCAAGTCAGGAATATGTCTCAACGGGTTAACGTTGTGATTCATAACGCCTTCCCAACTATTGTAAACAAACTCTCTCATATCTCTTACCTTTTCAAAAGTTACATTTAAGGGATAGTTAGCATCTAACGTATCCTTAAAATCGATTGCATCATAGCCATTATCAAATATTTTAGAAACCTTGTGGTCTCTAAAATAACCAGTCACTTTATATATCATTCAGCTGCCATTTCATATTGTTGTAGTGGATTCGCCGGATTAACACCTAACATGTCACCCCATGCGCCGTAGTAATGTCTCATTCCAACTTCATCATGAATCGTTGAGTTTTCATGACGACCATGTAAGATATTACGTGCCTCGGTACCTTCTCTCATTGTAGTGCCTTGACCAGCAACTCCAATAAGATCCTCGTGAAGATTACGACCAAAAGGACCCCAGATAGAATTGTGATGCTTGATACGAGTAAGTCTATCACTTTCTGAATCATTTTTTAATCCGTATCCTCTAAATTCAATTAAAACTTTATTTGGTCCTAGTGGTGTTACCGAGTCTGATCGATAGGCACTGCCTCTAAGATTAAAGTTGAATCCTGGGAAGAGATCGACCATGTACCATTGGTTGGGAGGCAAATTTGGGAAGGAGAGTTCTCCTCTATCTTCGAAGCCATCGTACTCTTCATAGTTGACAGTGAAACTGCTAACATTGACATGACCGTTATCAAAGGGAATATTTTTTCTTGCAAAGTACTCATCATTAAATCCTGACACTCTATTGAAGTAATGCATAAAGTCGTGATAGAATTCGCTGTTTGTGTCATGCCATAACTTGTAGTTCGTATCTATAACGGCCTTATGATAATGAAACACTTCAAGTTCTTCTGTATCAATAGCATCTGCAATACAATCAAATGCACCTGCTGTCCATTCATCTACAGACTGCGTAGGATTAGGATCAAGTGTTACCCATACCATTTGACCATGCTTGACTTCGCAAGGAAGTTCTTTTCCGAACTCCTCACTGTTATATGCTGTGCCTCTGACCGAAGTGATTCCAGGATTTATGAATGCTTTTACTTGTTCATCACCAACATTCCAAACTACAACATTCTGCCC